ATTTCTTCTTTCCTTTCTTGGTTTCAAAATAGCCGAGCCACTTTGTGCCCTCGACTTGGGGTTGGTACATCTTGATCTCGTAGTTGTCAGTGTGCGGTACGGGCACGAGGAACAGGTTGTACGGATAACCGAACCCGTCCATCATCTTGAGCAGTTCCCGTAGGTCACGCTTGTCGTTGGTTGTTACCCAGTCCGCTACGCTGGATGCGTAGAAGTGGGCGTTATCTGGCATGTTCTCGTTCATTTGTCTTCTCCATGTTCCATAGTTAAAGCCAAGCCCCATATGAGATAGGCGTCTATCACAGTCACCGCCTCTGGGTACAGTTGATAAATCTCCTCCTCGTCACGCCCCATGCACAGCATGAACACAATGTGCTCTACCTGTTTCTCAGGCACATACGCGCAGATGTTTCCATACGCCTTAACAAAGGCTTTAATCTCTTTCACTGTTCTCATTTGCTTTCTCCTAAGTGTTGCCGCACTGCGGCGTCTATGACATCCCATGTGATGCCGACATTGCAATCGAACGCACGAGCAACAAGCTCAAGCACCATCACGCAGTCATCCTCTGTGAAGTTCTCTGCCCCCTCTATTTCGTTGCACGCAATCACATTGACTACATCTTCTACGCTCCAGTCATCACGCAGAATCCACTTGCTGTTTTCTTGAATCATCTTTGCCATTTGTCTTCTCCTTAGTTGGTTGCGTTTATATCTACAAAACACTCGCTCTCGAATGAGGGGTCTACATCCGCCACTGCGTGGCGCTCCCCGTCCACCCACAAGTACACCTCGCAGTCAGGTGGCAGGTGCTTTAACTGCTCGATCAGTTCGCTTGTCTTCATTTGCTTTCTCCTTAAAGTGCGGTCTGAGAACGGCAGACCGCTAACCGCTTTTTAAACAACTCTCCCATTAGCTTCACAATCGGGGCAATCAGTCCAGACAGGGGACAGTTCCCCATCGAGGTCTATCCCAAAATGTTTGGCACAGGTTTCGCAGCCATGCGTTTCGCTCCAGATAGCCTCGGCTTCCCGTTCAACTTCACTCAATGCGACATAGAAGCGGTTGTTAAATTCTTCTGGCTCTTCGTCCAGTTGCTTGGCTTCGACTTCAATGCTTTCTGTGCATTGGTCTACTCCCTCCACAATGCTCCCGACCATCATTGCGACAATCAGCACGCCTTTTTCGTCTAAGTCTTTCCAAGTCCCGAGTCGGCGCAATGCGTCACTGTGAACCCACTCGCTGACCAGTTTGTCAAAAGGGAAGTCATTGAACCCATCAGGCTCGATGGTCTTGTAGTACTCGATCTGCATGCTCAGATACGCTCCGCAATCGGTGTACTTGTACACCTGCCGGTACAACTCAGCGGGACTGTCGGCATCGGGGAACGCTTCGGCAAAGTACTGGTTGTCGAGTTGATCGACATCGTACTCAGGGGGATGGTCTGTCATTTCACTTCTCCTTGTGGTGTGTAGCTCATGTCAAGAAACCCTGACGCATATTCGCTGTCCTCCAGCCCGTAGCGAAAGCCCACATACTCGTAAGTCCCATCTTCACGCTTGCCACACGCATAGAAGAAACCATCGGCGTTACCGCTTCGGTAGTAAAACGCACTGCTCGCCCACTGTGCTCGGGTCTGCTCAATCTTTAACTCTCGCCACTGCCGATACCAAATGGGCGCGAACCACTCATTGATTTCGTGTCGGGCTTCGTAGTTTTCCCAATCCTCGAACTTGTGCTTGGCTATCCAGTCGGGCACTGTGTTTCTCAGTGCTGTGTGCATCTGTTGGTCGGTCAGCACTAGGCTGTCGGGCCACTCGCCCATCTGGGCTTCCATTAGTGTGTTGTATCTCATCGTCTTCTCCTTAAAGTGCGGTCTGAGACGGCAGACCGCTAACCGGTAAATCTGGGGAGAATCCTCCCCGAGCCGATAGACACCCGTCAGTCTGGCAGGTCGATGCCGTGCCATGTCACCGGCACGAGGTCAGTCGGGCGCAGTAGTTTGATGGTGTGCATGGCCGCTTGCATCTTGCTGATCTGGATACGCATGTCGTTGATCTCCTGCTGTTTGAAGATGTGCGTGTCGGTCAACTTAGCATCGGCAAGCTCCACGGCCATGCGGCGCTCAAGGATGGCCAGCTCCTTGTCGGTGCGCTCAATGAGGCGGCGCTTATGTATGGCGTGCTGTGTCGTAGGCCATCGGCGCTCGAACGGGGTCTTTTGCCTCACGCCCTTGATGTAGGGTATCTGGGCGAAGTACTCCTTGATGAGCGCTATCTTCTTGGGCGGCATCCAGTCCGTCCAGTGCTCGCCTTTGTTGGGGACATTTGTCCCCGCCGCCAGTTTGGTGGGCGTTTCCTCTGAGGTGTTGGCCTTGAGTACGAGCCGCCCGATGATGGCGTCAAGCACCATGAGATAAGCCTCCAGTGCAAGGGTGCGTTCGGGGCTGTTATTGGCTAAATCTAAACTCAACATCCTCTGCACGATGCGGCGTTCGGCCTTGGCAGGGGCTATGAGGTCGCCCCAAAGTCGCTTGTGTTGCGTATCTCGGGCGAGATGTGCGAACTTCTTGTGCCTCTCGGACATCACCTGAGATATGAGTTCTTCAGCATATCCCAGCGGTAGCTTACGCTTGGCGAGGGTTTTGCGTAAGGTGCTTTCGCTCATACGCAGGTAGGATTTGGGAAAATCCATAGTCATATCTCCTTTTCATACCGAGTTTTGGACAGAGTGGGAATTGTATCGCATGTTGTGCTAAGCGTCTGGACACCCCGCAGGCCGCATGGATAAAGGCATTGGACAGAAAGTGTCCAGCTCACTATCTAACAAACAACTAGCCATAGCCAAAGCCTTTAAGTAAAAACAAAAGCCCGAGCAAACGCATATACACACTCTCTAATATATATTATATATAAAGATTTAGATAGAGGGTGCGGACACTTACCCCCCAGAACCTAGCATCCATGCGGGTTGCGGCTGTACTGGGTGCTTAGCACAAAGTGCGATAAGAAGGGACGGTCTGGACACTTAGTCTTATCTCAATTTTGTACGAGTCTTATCTCAAATCCGTACCGAGTCTTATCGCACCCTGTTGTCTGCGGGGAGAAATCTCCCCAAGATCAGAAAAGTGCCTGCTGTACTGGCGCCATGTTGCGCTCAAGCCAACGCTCGAAGCTGGCCTCACAGGTAAAGGAGATGCCGCAGGTCGGTCTGCCCACGGGGACAGCCGAGGTGATCTTGAAGTCACGCCTGTCTGTGGGGTAGTAGTCGAATAGATCGTAGTCGCCGCAGGGCAGAGACAAGACGCCGACATGTTTGATGTGCTGTTTCATTTTTAACTCCTTGAAGCGCAGTCTGAGAACGGCAGACTGCTAACCGGATTCTTGGGGAGGTTTCTCCCCGACTCAGTAGTTGTAGCTGACACGGACGCGCACTGCGTATTCACGGGGGCTGACACGCTTGACGCTCGCCTGATGGGTAGCGCATCCACAGCAGTCGTACTCGTGACGGCATCCACTGCCGCCGAGACTCTGCCCGATGGCACGAGTCAGGTCTTTGCCCTTGAGCGCCGAGGGTGCGACCACTCGGTAGCGGTATGATCCGCCATCGTCATAGCCCTCGCCCTCGGTCTGGCGGGTAACGCCTAGCACTTTGACAGTGCCGGTGAATTCCTCGGTGTCGAGGTGTCGCCATCCGTCCGCATAGCGGTTGGTCAGGCGGGTAAACAGGTTGGCTTTGTACATGGCTTGCTTTCAGAATTCGTTGGTGAGGATGGTTGCTACGGCTTGGGCGTCTCTGGCTTTGAGCGCTTCGACAATTGCAGGGTTTTCAAGCGCAAGGCTCGGGTCTACGCAGTGCTCAAGGCACAAGGTGAGGAATTCGTTTTGGGTCATAGTCATATCTCCAATAAAAATGCCGCACGATGGCGGCGATTGACACGAAAAGAAACACCGGCCAAGCCTCCCGCTTGTACCGGTTGACAGAAACTCGGGGAGATTTCTCCCCAGAATCACTTGGCGAATGCAGTAGCCATAGCCTTTGAAGCCAAGGACTTAGCGTTCTTGTACGCATTGGCCAGCTTAGCCAACTCTTTCGCCGCTTTCAGCAACTCGGCAGGGATTTCCTCCTCCTCTTTGAGGTTGCTTCCCTCTGCCCGAACGATGTGGTACGCAAACTTCTTGCCTGCCGCATTGACGGCCTTTTCATCCTTGGCGTTTCTCTCTGCCCGTGTCAGCGCCACGATCTTGGCCGCTTTCTCAGGTGTCGTCTTCAGGTTGCCCTGTACATACGATGTCACGAAGTCCGTCCGCATGGCCGCTTGCCCCTCTGCATCCGCCTTGTGATACGCCTTGTGAAAGGGCAGGGATGCCTCAAGGGTGAGGCGATCAGCGTTGCCGAGGCCGAGTGCAAACTGCGAGAGGTTGAGTGTGATTGTTGACATTTGAAAAGTCCTTCTGAAGGTGGGGAGGTTTCTCCCCGTGGGTTGATGCGGTTAAGTTCCCCTAACCGCTAACTCTATTGTACTATGAGGGGTAGCACCGAAGCACTCACAGGGGAGAAACGGCTACCTGTCAACCCCACCCACCCCCCACCAAGCCTGCTACAGAGCGGGGTAGCTGTGCCACATGAACACTATTCCCCTCCGATAATCCCCATTTTTGTCAAACGGCACAAAATCAAAACAAGCGCTAAAGTTTACAGTTACCCCAAACACTCACCCCCACAAAATTTTGCAAAAATTCCATGAAACTATGTCTAATGTTAGACATACACAGACAAAAAAATGCCCGGACAAGCCGGGCTAAGATGTATTTGCGTACATCAAGGAGAAGCAATGACTACGAAAACGCAGACACCACTCAAAAAGTAGTGTATATTAAAGGCTCCGAGTCCGCAAGGTACTACGCGCATGTTGGATCACTTGTTAGATTTTGAGCCGCCAGTGGTTGAGGCCACCGGCAAGGACGTGTCCGGGTTGGACAGGGCAACGCCCGACCAAATACTCAACGCACAGGTCAATACGACCAAATGGCTGGAAAAACTTGGCGTCGAAGACGACCAAAAGATTCTGCAAGAGGCCGAAGCCAAGGCAGCACGCACAGTTTTCGCAACGCTGGCCAACAATGCGACCCCCGCCGAGACCAAAAACCAGTTGACGCTGCTCAAAACGCCGGAGTCCGTCAGGCATCTGGTGACGCTGCTGTCTGCATACGACTGGGAGTTTGTGGAGCAGGCCAAGCAGATGCGCGGCATGGCGGTCGCCAAGATTATTGAGGAAACCAACCACCCCGACGCCCGGATCAGGCTTAAAGCCATTGAGATGCTTGGGCGCGTGACGGAAGTAGCACTGTTCACGGACAGGTTGGAGGTCAAGAAGACTGATCTGACGGACGCCGAGATCGACCAGAAGCTCCAAGACAAGCTCGACAAGCTGCTCAACGTCATAGATGTGGACATCACCGTTGGCGAAACCACGGCAGACATCACGGACGTGGAACCCAGCACGCTAGATGAGAGTGAGCACTCACTAACATCCGAAGAACCTCCAGCCCCCACCGACGATGAATCTTGACGCGCTCAATCTGAAACCGGAAGAGGTCAAGGCCCTACGCGCAGCGTTGCCGACGATGACCAAAGCGGCCAAGCAGGATTTGATGGAGATGCTGGAGGTGTTTGAGGAGCGTGAAAGTCGTAATGCGCTCCACAACTCGCGCCTTAACATGATTGACTTCGCCAAGAAGGTGTACCCCGGCTTCAAGGTTGGGCCGCACCACAGGAAGCTGGCCAAGATTTTTCAGGACGTGATCGACGGCAAAAAGAAGCGCGTCATCATCAACATCGCCCCTCGTATGGGTAAGTCTGAGTTCTCCAGCTACCTGTTCCCGGCGTACTTCCTAGGTAATTACCCTAATAAGAAGATCATCATGGGCACGCACACGGCGTCCCTGTCGGAAGACTTTGGCCGCAGGGTCAGGAATTTGCTGGAGGACGAGGACTTTAATACCGTGTTCCCGGGCACCAAGTTGGCGCAAGATCAGAAGGCTTCAGGCAAATGGAGCACTGACACAGGGGGACAGTACTACGCAGCCGGTGTGGGCGGAGCCTTGGCTGGACGGGGTGCTGACCTGTTCCTGATCGACGACCCGCACTCTGAGCAGGACGTTAAAGCCAACAGTCGTCTAGCGTTTGACACGGCGTGGTCGTGGTTCCAGACAGGCCCGTTGCAGCGCCTGATGCCCAATGGCGCGATCATTGTGGTGATGACCCGGTGGGGCCCACTGGACCTGACCGGGCGGCTGATCGACTACCAAGTCAAGAACCCGGACTCCCCGCGCTGGGAGATCGTGGAGCTACCCGCCATACTGCACGAAGGCACGGACCACGAGAAGTCGCTCTGGCCGGAGCAGTGGCCGCTCGCTTCGCTGCTGTCCGCCAAGTCGTCGATGGACCCGAGGTATTGGAACGCGCAGTACATGCAGCAGCCCACCTCGGACGTGTCGGCCATCATCAGCAGGAAGAGCTGGAGAATCTGGGAAAAAGACGAGCCGCCCAAGTGCGATTACATTATTCAGAGCTGGGACACGGCCCACGAGACCAAAAGCACATCCGACTATTCGGCTTGTACAACTTGGGGAGTTTGGTACAACGACGAAGAAAACAACGCCCCGCAGGTCATCTTGCTGGACGCGTTCAAGGACAGGATGGCGTTCCCTGAGCTGAAAGCAATTGCGTTCAAACACTGGAAAGAGTGGGAGCCGGACGCGTTTATCGTGGAGAAGAAAGCCGCCGGTGGGCCTCTGATACAGGAGCTGCGGGCGATGGGCATACCCGTGCAAGAGTTTACGCCGAGCCGAGGAAACGATAAGATGGTGCGGGTCAACGCAATTGCAGACTTGTTTACCTCCGGCATTATCTGGGCACCGGATACCCGCTGGGCACGCGAAGTCATCGAAGAGGTGGCGGCGTTCCCGGTAGGCGAGAATGACGACTATGTGGATACGACCAGTCAGGCGCTGCTGCGCTTCAGGCAAGGTGGATTTATCTCACTGGACTCGGATGAGAAAGACGACAAGATTTACCGTGGGCGCGTAGCCGCCTACTATTAAGGATCAACATGGCAACGAACATCGACAAAGCACTCTTTCAGCAACCACAGGGCATCGACGCATTGGCCGAAGATGAGCAGGGCATTGAAATTGAGATTGTTGATCCTGAATCGGTGAGCATTGAAGGCCCGGGGTTTGCCATTGAGTTGGCCAAGGTTGAGGCCGAGAACGACTTTGATGTCAATCTGGCCGAAGAGATGGACGAGAGCGCCCTTGGGTCAATGGCCGGGGACTTAGCCGAAGACATTGACAACGACCGCAACTCGCGCAAGGAGTGGGAGAAAGCGTACACGGAAGGGCTGAAGCTGCTGGGCTTGCAGGTCGAAGAGCGCACAGAGCCTTGGAACGGCGCGTCTGGTGTGTTCCACCCGATGATTACTGAGGCCGTGGTCAGGTTCCAGTCAGAGGCAATCACGGAGTCGTTCCCCGCCCAAGGGCCGGTGCGCACGAAGATCATCGGTAAAGAGACTCCGGAGAAGCAGCAAGCTGCGCGGCGGGTTGAGGCCGACATGAACTACGAGCTGACAGACGTGATGAAAGAGTTCCGGCCAGAGCACGAGCGCATGTTGTGGTCGCTGCCAGCCACAGGCTCGGCGTTCAAGAAGGTGTACTACGACCCCAATTTGGGACGGCAGGTGTCGATGTTTGTACCCGCAGAGGACATCCTCTTGCCATACGGCACGACCGACATGGACACTTGCTATCGCTTGACACACGTCATGCGCAAGACCAAGAACGACATCATCAAGCTCCAGCAAGCAGGCTTTTACCGCGACATCGATCTGGGCGACCCCACACGCGAGCAGACCAACATTGAGAAAGCCAAGGACAAAGAGACCGGCTTCAGCGATCTGAACGACGACCGTTACGTCTTGATGGAGTGCCACGTTGACTTGGACCTCAAGGGGTTTGAAGACAAGGACGACGACGGCGAGCCAACAGGCATTGCGCTGCCGTACGTAATTACAATCATTAAGGGGACCAACGATGTACTGTCCATTCGACGCAATTGGCGCGAAGATGACGAGCTGCACCTCAAGCGCCAGCACTTCGTTCACTACCAATACGTACCCGGCTTCGGTGCTTATGGCTTTGGACTATTCCATCTCATCGGGGGATTTGCCAAGTCGGCCACCAGTATCATGCGCCAGCTTGTGGACGCCGGGACACTATCGAATCTACCCGGGGGCCTCAAGACTCGCGGACTTCGGATCAAGGGTGATGACACTCCGATTGCCCCCGGCGAGTTCCGGGACGTAGACATCGGCTCAGGCGCACTGCGGGACAACATCCTGCCGCTGCCATATAAAGAGCCGTCGGCTGTTTTGTACAGTTTATTGGGCACCATCGTTGAGGAAGGTCGCCGCTTCGCAGCTACTGCGGACATGAAGGTTGCCGACATGTCGGCCAACGCTCCGGTGGGTACAACTCTGGCTCTACTGGAGCGTCAGTTAAAAGTCATGTCGGCTGTGCAGGCGCGTATGCACTACGCGTTCAAACAAGAGCTGCGCCTCTTGGCCGGTCTGATCCGTGACTACACAGACCCCGCGTATGACTACGAGCCGGACCGTGGTGGACGCAGAGCCAAGGCAGAAGACTACAACCACGTAGACATCATCCCTGTGTCGGACCCCAACGCGGCAACCATGAGCCAGCGTGTGGTGCAGTACCAAGCCGTTATCCAGATGGCGCAGATGGCCCCCGAGATTTATGACCTGCCCTTGTTGCACCGCAACATGCTGGAGGTGCTGGGCATCAAGAACGCCGACAAGCTCGTGCCGCTGCCAGACGACCAGAAGCCAAGAGACCCTGTGTCCGAGAACATGATGGTGCTTAAAAGTGAGCCGGTCAAAGCGTTCCTGTATCAAGACCATGAGGCGCACATCAAGGTACACATGTCAGCAATGCAGGACCCGATCATCATGCAGTTGATTGGCCAGAACCCCAAGGCCGCGATGATCCAAGCGGCCATGATGGCGCACGTTGCTGAGCACGTTGGTTTTGCGTACCGTCAGAAAATTGAGCAGCAGCTTGGCATCCCCCTGCCGCCGGAAGACGAGAAACTCCCGCCACAGGTCGAGGTTGCACTGTCCGCCATGATGGCGCAGGCTGCGCAGCAGGTTCTCCAACAGAGCCAAGCGCAGCAAGCCCAGCAACAGGCTCAGCAGCAAGCCCAAGACCCCGTGCTCCAGCTTCAGCAGCAGGAGTTGCAGATCAAGCAGAACGAGTTGGCGCTCAAAGACAAGAAGATCACTATCGATGCCGCCGCCCGTGCGGACGAGCTGGACCTCAAAGAAAAGGCGTTGGCTGCAAAGATGGAGTTGGACGGCTTCAAGGCGGGCCAGCAGGCCACGCAGGCCGAAAAGAAGTTGCAGTCCGACCAAGAACGAGAAGGTGTCCGCATGGGCATCGACATCGCAAGAAGTCGCCAACAGGCGATGCAGAAAAACCAACCACCGAAAGGCCCGGCCAAATAAATGATCCAAGACTTCGCACGCGTATTGCGCGAACAAATACGCAAAGACATGAATAACTACGCTGACGACGCCGCCAGCGGAGCATGTCGCTCATTTGAGGAATATCAAAAACTCTGCGGAACCATTCAGGGTCTGGCTATTGCAGAGCGTTATGTACTCGACCTTGCAAAGAAAGTAGAGCAATCAGATGAGTGAAATTCTTTTGCCGCCGGGTATTACCTTACCCAAACACATCCAGCCCCTAGATAAACCCGAGGAGGACGGCGACAAAGGGTCCGCCTTGCCTGTACCGACGGGCTACAAGATGTTGTGTATCGTGCCTGCCGTGGACGAAAAACTCGCCGGGACATCTCTTGACCTTATCCGAGATGCCGCGACCATGCGCCTTGAAGAGAGCGCCACAACCGTGCTTTGGGTTATGAAGCTCGGGCCAGATGCGTACAAAGACACCGCCAAGTTCCCATCAGGTCCGTGGTGCAAGGAAGGTGACTTTGTGCTCGTGCGTACCTACACCGGTACGCGTTTTAGGGTGTTTGGTAAAGAGTTCAGAGTATTGAACGACGACCAGATTGAATGTGTTGTGCAAGACCCCCGTGGGTATACCCGCGCTTGAAGGAGCAAAAATGCCTGCTTTTAAATTTCCTGATGAGATTGAAGACAAAGACGTTGTGGTTTCACAACAAGAAGACGGTGATGTCGAAGTTGAAATTGTTGATGACACACCGGAGCGCGACAAGGGACGAAAACCCTTAGACCGGGAGGTGGCTGACCCCACAGATGCTGAGATTGAAACCTACACGCGTGGGGCGCAGGAACGCATCAAAGAGTTGACACACGCCCGTCACGACGAACGTCGAGCAAAAGAGGCGCTCCAGAGAGAAAAGCAAGAGCTTGAGCGTCTTGCACAACACATGCACTCGGAGAACCAAAAGCTCAAACAGTATGTGGACAGCGGTTCCCAGCAGTATGGGGAGATGGCAAAAACCGCAGCCGAAGCTGAGTTGGACAAAGCCCGCCGAGATTACAAAACGGCGCAGGAAGCGTTTGACACGGACGGCATCATTGCGGCGCAGGAAGCCCTGACTGAAGCCAAAATGAAAATTGCGTCAGTAAAAAACTTTCGTCCAACTGCTTTACAACAGGAAGAAAGTGTTGTACAAACTAGGCAACCCGCACCCCAACCGGTGCAACCCGACGAAAAAACCCTGCGCTGGCAGGCCAAAAACCAGTGGTTCGGGGCCGAGGGGTTCGAAGAAGTTACCAGCTTTGCACTAGGGCTGCACCAGAAACTAGTCAATAACGGGGTCGATCCCCGCAGCAGTGAGTATTTCGAGCGGATTGACGCTCGCGTAAAGTCTACGTTTCCTGAAGTCTTTGGCGATGCTGAAGAGCGTAAGGTAACGGATTCCCCAAAAAGGCCAACTTCGGTTGTTGCCCCAGCAAATCGCTCTACGGGCGCAAGAAAAGTACAACTGACACCCACGCAGGTAGCGTTGGCGAAGAAATATGGCCTTACCCCGCAGCAGTATGCAAACGAAGTAGCAAAATTGGAGAAATTAAATGGCTGAAACAATAAACCGAAGTCCCCGTGAACTCGACTCACGCGCAAAAACAACTCGTTATGTGTACACACCTTCGAGTTCCTTGCCTAATCCGACACCTGATCCCAATTACAGGTATCGGTATATCATGACTAGCATAAATGGGCAGGCGCAGCCTACCCATGTATCAAAAATGATGCGAGAAGGCTGGGAACCCGTGAAGGCGGTGGACCATCCGGAGTTGCTTCTGGAAGGTAGTGCTAAGACCGGAAACGTAGAGACAGGTGGCCTCATGCTTTGCAAACAGGCCATTGATCGCGTACAAGTACGGAACGAGTATTACGACCAACAAGCGGCAAACCAGATGGCCTCTGTAGATAACAGTTTTATGAAAAATAATGACCCGCGCATGCCGTTGTTTGCTGACCGAAAGTCATCAACAACTCGTGGCGGATTTGGTTCAGGTTCAAAGTAACAAGGAGTCCTTAAATGGCCGCTACCGCTTCCCCCTATGGGCTACGTCCCATTAATCGCGTTGATGGCATGCCCTATGCCGGTGCAACTCAGACGTTTCTGATTGACCCGGCTGGCGAATCCACCAACATTTTCTATGGTCAAGTTGTCATTATTGGCTCGGACGGCTATCTAGCCATCTCCACCGCCACTGGTGCCGACATCACGACTAACAACCTTGGCGGCAACGGCATCGGTGCAATCGGCGTTTTCGTCGGCTGCGAATTTGTCAATGCACAAGGACAGGTGATTAACTCGCAGTTCTACCCCTCCGGCACAACCGGCGTGGTTACGGCTAAGGTTATTACTGACCCAAGCGTTGCGTTCCAAGCACAGCTAGATGGTTCTGGCACTCAATCAGTTTTGGGCACTAACACCTTCTTTGCCGCTGTACAGTCCACTTCTACAGGTTCTACCCGTACAGGTAACTCGACCAGCGCTTTGGATGCCTCCGTGGTCACAACTGCTGCGGCTTTCCGTATTGTGGGCTTTGTTGAGCTGGAAGGCTTCTCGGAAATTGGCGACGCGTTCACTGATGTGTTGGTTAAATTCAACCCCAGTGCCCACTCGTATTTAAACAACGTCGGCCTGTAAGGAGTTAAATCATGGCAATTTCACGCGCACAACTACTTAAAGAACTCCTCCCGGGTTTGAACGCACTGTTTGGTTTGGAGTACGCTCGCTACGGCGAAGAGCACAAAGAACTGTACGAAACAGAATCTTCTGAGCGTTCGTTCGAAGAAGAGACCAAGCTGTCCGGTTTCGGCGCTGCACCTGTTAAAAACGAGGGTTCGTCCATCGCTTTCGACAACGCGCAGGAAGCCTTTACTGCACGCTACACCCACGAGACCATTGCTCTGGGCTTCTCCATCACTGAAGAAGCAGTGGAAGACAACCTGTACGACAGTCTGTCTGCCCGCTACACCAAGGCTCTGGCTCGCGGTATGGCTTACACCAAGCAGGTTAAGGCCGCTGCGGTTCTGAACACAGGTTTCTCTGGCACCGCTCTTGGCGGTGACGGCGTGTCTCTGTTCGGTTACAACGCCTCTGCCGTTTTGGTCGGCCATCCGCTGGTTGGTGGTGGCGTAAACAACAACACCCCATCCACACCCTCTGATTTGAATGAGACTTCTTTGGAAGCCGCAACCATTCAGATCGCTGCTTGGGTGGACGAGCGTGGTCTGTTGATCGCTTCCAAGCCTGTCAAACTGGTGATCCCACCATCTTTGATGTTCGTGGCAAAGCGTTTGCTGGACACCGAACTGCGAGTTGCTACCGCTGACAACGACATCAATGCGTTGAAGTCAATGGGCACCATCTCTGCTGGTTACACCGTCAACCACTATCTGACCGATCCGAATGCTTGGTTCCTGACCACAGACGTTCCTAACGGTTTGAAGCACTTCGAGCGTGCTGCGATGACAACATCGATGGATGGTGACTTCGACACCGGCAACGTGCGTTACAAAGCCCGCGAGCGTTACAGCTTCGGCTTCTCTGACCCACTGGGTATCTTCGGATCACCCGGCGCGTAAGGGTAAATGAGAAAAGGGGGCCTTGTGCCCCCTTTTCTTTTGGTGTATATTGCAGCTATTCCGGGCTTTCCGGTGTATCAGACAGTCCCGGCTGACGACATGCAGACTGATACGCCTAACTTGCATGTAAGGACCATATCATGGCATTGACCACATTCTCCGGCCCAGTTGCTTCGCAAAACGGCTTTATCACCACGATTTCCAATTCTTCCACTGGAGCATCCGCCTTCAATGCAAGCACGACCGCCGTCACGATGACGGGCGTTGGCGGCACAGGCGGACGCACCTTGTTCGAGATGGGCACTAACGTTGCTCTGGGTTCGTTCTCTAACGCTCTGAAAGCCCAAGTCACTTACGGTGCTACTGGTCGCACGACTGGTCTGGGTTCAGCCTTTGTTGCTGAGTTGACCCTTTCTGCTGGTACTTCTTCCGGTACCTACTCCCCTGTTGAAATCGAGTTGAACGCTGATACTGGCGCTTCTACCGGCACAGCAACTTCGCTGATCTACGCTTCGGTTAACGGTACAGGCAAAGCGACTGTCGATACCAACGGCTACCTGCTGAATCTGGCGGGCGTAACTGTTGCTGCTGCCAAATTGGCTGCCACTGGCACAATTACCAACGTCAACGAAATTACGCACGGCCTTCGCGTGAAGATTGCTGGTAGTGACTATTACCTGCTGGCCGCTACTGCCGCTAACTTCAACGCCTAATGGCCGCGCTGGATAGGGACTACCTGTTGGGTTTGAGGGGTCAGGCACTTGAGCAACGGCAAAAGTATCTGGACCTTATCCAACAGGCTAACGGTGCAATTGCAATGGTGGATGTTTTGTTGACCGAATTAGATCGACCATCAGCAGAACATAACGAGGATTAATCATGACAATGCAATATGATGTAAAACAAGGCCATTTAAACCAAAGCGGTTTCTTTGTAAAGTATCGTACTCGCGTTAAAGGCGTTTCGTTTTTTGGCGGCAGTGGAACTTTGGTTTTGTTTGATACAACCGCAGCTCCAGTCACTTCTAGCGTAACTTATGGTCGCAGCGGCACAACCGTGACGATTGGAAAAACTGCGCATGGGCTAACAACCGGCACTGTTGTTGGCATTCACTTTGACAGTGGCTCAGGTGGCGCTGCCACTGATGGAAATTACCGCATTACCGTAACAACCGCAGATGCGTTTACGATCACAGACATCAATACTGGGAATATTACAGGTTCTCCGGCAGCGCTTTATGTCAGTGGCGCAAATCGTTGGCTGTTAACTTACGAAACTCACTCATCAGACGAGTTTCAAAATGCCCCTGTTATTCCCGGCGAAGGCGTACTGGCAGTTAATGGGATTTACGCCTATATGGACGCCATTGACGGAGCGCAGATTTATTATGGCTAAAAAGAAAGGCCCAGTTCTCTCGGTTGGTCGCGGCGAAAAGCTGCCGGTCTCCAAGGGAGCGGGCTTGACTGCCAAAGGCCGTGCCAAATACAACGCAGCTACGGGTAGCAACCTGAAAGCTCCCCAGCCCCAAGGCGGCAAGCGCAAGGATTCGTTCTGCGCCCGTATGTCCGGGATGCCGGGTCCAATGAAAGACGAAAAGGGTAAGCCCACCCGCAAGGCGGCTGCTCTGAAAAGATGGAAGTGCTGACATGACTGAAGACGCTATCCAAACAGCCCGTGAACTTGCTACGCATGCGTCCGACATCAAGCACTTGCAAGATGACATGGACAAGATGCTGGAGAACATGAAGGCCATGCAGGCAACGCTGACAGCCATTGACAAAACGCTGTCTGAGGCTCGCGGTGGCTGGAAAGTTTTGATGTTGGTTGGCGGAGCAAGTAGTGTCGTAGGCGCTGGTTTAGTTCAGCTTGTTAACTGGTACGCAGGCGGCAAGTAATGTATCTGACAAGCAACATCCCGTACTTCAAATGCTGGGTGCGCAAAGAGTTTACGAATGCTCACCAGAAGTACCAAGGTGAGTTTATTCACGGGTTGGCAGTGGCGGTCACTACCATTCCTGACAGAAGTTTGAGTTTTCAGATAATCTTCACTGGCCTTGAGGCCGAAGAGGGTGAGAACGTACATGGTGGGGCAATGTGGGCGAGGATGCCGCTTGCTGCGCTTGTTGGAGATATTCCGCTGGAAGTGTGGCCTGAACGTATGTTGAACCACTTGTCGCAGCCTTGGGACTGCAACTCATACAATCACTCCATCATCAGCTTGGAGCGTGCAAAGCCTTCTCCGTGGATGTGCAAGATAGGCGGGGAGTTTTACACCGGCAGGTATTTGTTCACTGTAGATTACGCAGAGAGCGATGTTTCTGAAGACCCGTCACAGCACAAGCAGAGTCATGTGCTGATATTGACGGACGCAGGTAAGTGGACTGGAAATGTTGTGGCGCTGCCCAACAACCGGGTCCGGGTAACAAGTCCAGCCTATTGGCAAACTGGACAGGGAGCGCCTGATTTCAGGCCAAACCAGTGGATTCACTGTGCGGAGCAAGATGACTCGTACATGGATGCGGAGCAGACGTTTAACAACCTTTATCAGGAGCAAGAGAAATGATGAAATCAAAAATGATGGCCAGTGGCGGCATGATGAAATCCAAAATGATGGCCAGTGGCGGCGCTATGCCCATGAAAGACGGCAAGCCTGCTTTTGTTGGCGACGGCGTAGGCAAGATGAAAAAAGGCGGCATGCCACCAGCATTGGCCAAACACGCAGCAAAACCCGCTTCCAAGGCCCACAAAGGTCTGGCTGGTGGCGGCATGACCAAAATGGGCGCAGTAAAAACGTCTTCTGGTCGTGATGGTATTGCTGTTAAAGGCAAGACCAAAGGCCGGATAGTTTAAACATGATGGCCAGCCGTGGCATGGGGGACATCAACCCCAGCAAAATGCCCAAGGGCAAGAAGATCACCCGCAAGGATGATCCGAACAAGGTTGACTTGTTTGCTAAAGGTGGCAAGGTGAAGTCCAAGGTCAATGAGGCTGGCAACTACACCAAGCCTGAGCTACGTAAACGCATCTTTAACGCCGTGAAGGCAGAGGCCACAGCGGGCACTGGCGCAGGACAATGGAGCGCCCGTAAGGCGCAAATGGTGGCGCAGCGTTACAAAAAAGCTGGCGGCGGGTACCGTGACTAAATGGTCAGACAAGCGCAAAAAGGCAATTAACTGTGATGCCCCCAAAGGGTTCTCGGAGAAAGCCCACTGCGCTGGAAAGAAGAAGATGGCAACAGGCGGCTTGGCTAAACCGCAACAGTCTCTAAAGGACTGGGGCAAACAAGACTGGAGAACCAAAAGTGGTAAAAAATCTTCTGAAACAGGTGAGCGATACCTTCCAAGCGCTGCGATTAAAAGTCTCAGCCCTGCTGAGTACGCTGCGACGACCAAAGCCAAGCGGGCAGGAAAAGCCGCCGGGAAACAGTTCGTAGCGCAGCCCAAGCGTATTGCAAAGAAAACAGCGGGGTTTAGATAATGGCTGGTAAGAAATTTATCCAAGAAGCAATCAAAAAACCCGGTGCATTACGCGCCGCGCTTGGTGCTAAAGAAGGCAAGCCGATTCCAGCCAAAAAGCTGGCGGCTGCGGCCAAAGCCCCCGGTAAACTAGGCCAACGTGCCCGGTTTGCTAAAACGCTCAGAGGCTTTAAGAAGTAACCTATGGCAACCACCTCTGGCACAGCAGCCTTTAACCTTGACCTGACTGATCTGGTCGAGGAGGCGTTTGAGCGCGTCGGTAGCGAGATGCGTACTGGCTACGACTTGCGGACTGCCCGCCGGTCGCTGAACCTGCTGTTTGCGGACTGGGCTAACCGTGGCGTGAACATGTGGACGTTTGAGCAAGGCTCCATCACTTTGGTGCAGGGGCAAAACACTTACGCCCTGCCGTCAGACACCGTTGACCTGCTTGAGCACGTCATCCGCACTGGTGCTAACACGGCGTCTACACAGGCAGACCTGACGATCACCCGGATCAGCGTATCAACCTACGCCACGATTCCGAACAAGATTCAACAGGCGCGGCCAATCCAAATCTGGATTCAGCGGTACAACGCACAAAGCTCGCCTACGGGCCTGACGCTGAACGGCACCATTACCTCTACGGCTACAACACTCACCCTCAGTTCTACTGTGGGCCTGCCAGCTTCCGGTTTTATCAAAATTGACAACGAGACCATCAACTACAGCTACATATCAGGGAATACCCTAAACAACTGTTTCCGCGCTCAGAACAACACCACCGCAGCCTCTCACACTACGGGCACAGCCGTGTTCTTGGAACAGCTCCCGGCGGTCACTGTCTGGCCAACGCCGGATGGCTCACAGACCTACACGCTGGTTTACTGGCGTTTGCGCCGTACGCAGGATGCCGGTGGTGGTGTCAACGTCATGGATGTGCCTTTCAGGTTCGTGCCTTGCATGGTGGCTGGGCTGGCCTACTACTTGGCTATAAAGGTGCCCGGTGGCATTGAACGTCTGGGCGTGCTCAAACAGCAGTACGATGAGGCGTGGCAACTGGCTTCGGATGAGGACCGTGAAAAGGCGGCTGTACGGTTCGTGCCGCGCCAGATGTTTATTGGAAGCGGAACATGAAGTCAAAGAAAGTGCGTAAGTTTTCCGGTGCGGAGGGTAGTTTTATACTGCCCGCACAGGTGCGCACTTTTGCCGAGACGGTTGCAGGTAACCGCGACCCCATCACAGAAAAAAATTTTAGTAAAAAAGAAACACAACAGATGCGCGACGCTATTGCGCGTTCGAGGGAACGGCAATCGAAGATTGTAGAATTTGAAAAAAGCAAAGGTCGTAGAGGATACTACGACGAAACCGTAGACTATAAGGATTACGGCGCGGACAAGTTAAGACAGATGGACTCTAAGAGAGACTACAGCCCCCTACCGGGTGATGCCGCAAGAAACACATTGGGGCGTTTTAAGTACGAGAAGACGCCGGAAGGTCGTTTGGTTGTAACCGACAGTTACGATTTCAAAGACGATCTCGTGGATAAAAACTCAAATATCCCGCGTTCGAAAGACTACGAAAAGTTGAGCACGTTTGAAAAACTGGGCAAACTGGCAAAAGACACTATTGCTTCGGACAAAGGAGGTTTAACAACGCTCCCCAGCCGTGTGGGTAGTGCGTTTGTCGGAGCCGCATCCCGACCCGTGCGTGTTGACCTCGGAGAAGCCCCCTTTAGAAAAGGCGGAGCAGTAAAAGCACGAGCGCACGGCCCATCACGCACAAGTTCTTCTAAGCGCGGCGACGGCATTGCCAAAAAAGGCTTTACCAAAGGCAAGGTGCGATAATGGGCAACCGTTTTTCCTCCGGCAAGAACTCGATTGCCATTTGCGACAGGTGTGGTTTTCAGTTTAAGCTGACCAACCTGCGCAAAGAAGTTGTTAAGACAAAGATTAACAACACGCTGGTCTGCCCGTCCTGCTATGACCCGGATCAGCCACAGCTCCAGTTGGGCATGTACCCAGTAGATGACCCGCAAGCGGTGCGCAACCCCCGCAGGGACTCAACGTATGTTGAGGCTGGTGTAAACACGGCAGGGTTCAATACCGGGGGTAGCCGGGACATCCAGTGGGGTTGGTATCCGGTTGGTGGTGCTAGCTTCTTCACCGAGTTGCTGACGCCAAACAATCTGGTGTTGACTACAGCGGTGGGTCAAGTGACAATCTCAGTAACCTAAGGAGTTAGAAATGGCCATATCGTACAAAACCAGACCAGCCCCAACAAAGGCAGTGCTTCCGCCAACGAACAACGACAAGTATTTGGCGGATGTAAACGTGTCAGTGGGCAACAACCGCAGTAACGATTACAAGCCAACCAAGACCACAGGCATAGTGACCCGGGGTAATGGCTGCGCCACTAAAGGCATCACCGCCCGAGGACCAATGGCGTGAACTACACCCAGTTAACAAATGCGATCTGCGATTACACGCAGAACTTCGACCAAGACTTCATTGACAACATTCCGGTGTTTGTGGAGCAGGCCGAAGAACGCATTTTTAACACTGTCCAGTTCCCGGCACTTCGCAAGAATCAGTTCTCTCTCATAACGACCAACAACAAGTACGTGTCTTTGCCAAACGATTTCTTGTCTGTGTTTTCGTTGGCATTGGTGACAGGTGTTACCGGCGCAAACCTAGACACTGGCACGTACGAGTACTTGCTCAACAAGGATGTAAACTTTATCCGGCAGGCTTACCCCAGCCCGAACGCAACAGGCGAGCCAAAATACTACGCTTTGTTCGGGCCAACGATTGTCAGTTCAGCGATCACCACTGAGCTATCACTCATCCTCGGCCCAACGCCTGATGCTGCGTATTACGTAGAGTTGCATTACTTCTACTACCCCGTTTCAATTGTCACGGCTGGCACATCTTGGCTTGGCGATAATTACGATCCCGTCCTGTTGTACGGCTCTCTGGTAGAGGCAAACACGTTCATGAAGGGTGAAGCCGACATGACCGCCTTGTACAACGGAAAATACACAGAAGCTTTAGCACAGGCCAAACGACTTGGTGATGGACTTGAGCGCGGAGATGCGTATCGGGACGGTCAGTACAAGCAAAAGGTGATCTGATATGGCATTTGACCAGACACTCACCACAAGCTTCAAGCAGGATATTTTGCTGGGTGTACACGACCTTGACACAGACACGCTGAAGATGGCCTTGTACTTGGCGACAGCCAACCTTGACGCAGACACCACCGTTTACACAGCAACAGGCGAAACATCCGGTACAGGCTATACAGCCGGTGGCAATGTGTTGACAGGCGTTACGGTTCAGACCTCGGGCACAACAGCCTTTGTAGATTTTGCCAACCCCACATGGAACCCCGCCAATTTCACGGCACGTGGCGCGTTAATTTATAACGTCACCAAGAGCAACAAAGCGATTGCTATATTGGACTTTGGCTCTGACAAGGTGGCGACCACCACCTTTGTTGTTGAGATGCCAGCCAACACAGTGTCATCTGCGTTAATTAGAATTTCATAAGGACCAACATGCTTGTAACCACAACCAAAGGCGACATGGATGACTCCCTGCTTGAAAAGCGGGAAGGCACAGTGGATAATGACAACGAACTCACGACATGGGTTGAGTACTGGTTGGACGGAGAGCTTGTCCACCGTTCTGCGCATGTGACCTTGAAAAAAACAGCCGTCTTTGGTGGCGGCGAAACAGCTTCTTTTGCTTAAAGGATAAATCATGGCAAACACTCAATCAATGTGTACCTCGTTCATGGGCGAGCTAATGACCGCAACCCATAACTTTGGAACGGCACCGACCCGCGGAACAAGCGCAACCGACACGTTTAAAGCGGCTTTGTATTTGACATCCGCCACAGTTAACGCATCTACCACGGCGTACTCTGCTTCGAATGAGGTGTCTGGTACGGGTTACTCCGCAGGGGGCGTAACGGTAACGGCTGCAACCCCTCCTACGGCAACAAACTCTTCGGCAACTGCGGGGGTGGCGTTTTTTACCCCTTCGGCATCCATTGTTTACACAACAGTAACTTTGTCTACGGCGTTTGATGCGGTGTTGATTTACAACTCTACGCAAAGTAACAAGGCGGTTTCTGTCCATACGTTTGGCAGTCAGACCATCACGGCGGGTACTTTTACTTTGACAATGCCTGCTGATACGACATCAACTGCTTTGTTGCGTCTGGCTACAACCTAAGCGGAGGCGGCGTAAGCCGTAGACCATGTTTGGTATATCCGCATTTGCACAGGCCCCATTTGCGGCTCTCGGTGAAAACGTAGTCGTCGTTGCCCTGACGGGCGTGTCCGCGTCCGGGAATGTTGGATCAGTTCTCAGTGGGCAAGAACTAACGGGCGTGTCTGCGTCTGGGGCTGTTGGGTCTGTAACAGGCTCAAGCACCGTTGCTCTGTCGGGTGTTGCGGCCTCCGGTTTTGTTGGATCAGTTACTGCGGCTTCGACAGTTGCCCTGACGGGCGTGTCTGCATCTGGAGAGGTTGGCACTGTTGCTCGCGGGGACACAGCATTTGCTCTGTCAGGGGTAGAGGCTTTAGGGGGTGTTGGTTCCGTCGGGGTGACAAACTCTCTTGCCCTGATTGGCGTGTCTGCGGCGGGGGCCGTTGGTACTGTTTCTCGCGGGCCAACATTATTTGCCCTGACAGGGGTTGAGGCTTCCGGCGCTGTTGGGACAATGATCTACAACGAGTCGGATGCAACATCCGGCGATGTGGCAATAGGCGAAGTTGGCACAGTAGCCCCCTCTCTCACCGTCGCTCTTACGGGGGTGGCGGCTTCAGGTTTTGCAGGCACGGTGAGCCACAGCAAAACAATTGCGCTGACTGGAAATTTGGCAATCGGAACCGCTGGATCGGTTGGGTTTACAGAGTCTTTTGCGCTGTCTGGGGTGCAAGCCTCGGGCGCGGCTGGAACTGTAATCGCCGTTTATTGGATTTTGGTAGATGACAGTCAAACTCCAAACTGGCAAAATATCAACGATTCTCAAACACCCAACTGGGCGCTGGTAAATAACGCAGAAACGGCTGATTGGTCGTTGGTTGAGACGGATTAAGGATACATATGGCTCTCGTACTTGCAGACCGGGTAAAAGAAACAACCACCACGACAGGTACTGGGACAGTAACGCTTCTGGGCGCATCAACGGGGTTCCAGTCGTTCGCGGCAGTTGGCGACGCCAACACCACCTATTACGCTATCGTGGCTCAAACCGGCACTGAATGGGAAGTTGGGATTGGTACGTATGCAACATCAGGCACAACCTTAGCCCGAACAGTGGTGTTGTCATCGTCTAACAGCGGATCAGCAGTCAACTTTAGCGCCGGAACAAAAGACGTATTTGTTACCTACCCGTCAGAACGCGCCGTGATTGGGGGTGAGGGTTATGTTGAAAACTCCGCAACGGTTGCTGTTAGCTCGACTATTACGGCAGGAAACAACGCCATGAGCGCGGGGCCAGTCACAATTAACTCAGGCATTACAGTAACAGTTCCTAGCGGTAGCCGCTGGGTTGTCGTTTAACGGCAGTTGCCCACCATGCTTAAATCTGCGAAAATAACTTGAACGTAAGGGAAAGACATGGCAAGCACGTATTCAGACCTTAAATTTGAGCTGATTGGCACGGGCGAACAAGCAGGCTCTTGGGGCAGCACGACCAACGATAACATTGGCACGGCTATTGAGCAGGCCCTTGTCGGATTAGGCAACCCTGTTTTTACCAGCGACACCAACCTGACTATCAGCCTGAGCAACACAGTTGCGCTTCAGACGGCGCGAGCCTTGGTCCTGAACGCTACGTCTACGGGCAGTCTGACGGTTACCCGTGAGTTGGTGGTGCCAACCATCGAGAAGCAGTACATTGTTCAGAACAACACCTCGGGCGGTCAAAGCATTACCGTGAAGACCTCGGGCGGGACGGGTATCACGGTGCCCAACGGGCGCAAGGCGCATTTGTATGTAGACGGCACCAACGTCATCCAGATGTTCGACTTCGTAGACATCAACGGTGGTGCAATTGACGGCACTGTTATTGGTGGCGCTACTACGGCAGCGGGTAGTTTTACAACACTCAACGCCACCGTCTTGACCGCCACCGCAGACTCGGCCTTCACGTCTACAGGTGCTGTGCAGATTTCCAAGGGAACGACAGCAGAGCGCCCCACGGGCGTTACGGGCAAGCTAAGGTTCAACACTACCACTGGTGAGTTTGAGGGCTACACGGGCGCTGGTTGGGCTTCTGTGGGCGGTTCTGCAATTGTCAACGACACCAGCACAGCGTCAAATATTTTCCCGCTGATGGCAAGTGCAACAAGCGGCACGGCCTTGACAGTCAACACCAGCAATGCCAAGCTGCTGTACAAGCCTTCAACGGGGGAGTTTCAGTCAACAGTATTGGTGGCCTCAAACGGCATTGTGGTGAACAGCCAGACGGTGGCAGAGAATTACACTATTGCCGCAACAAACAACGCAATGTCCTCTGGCCCAATCACTATCAACTCCGGCATCACAGTCACAGTCTCCAGCGGCTCTCGCTGGGCTGTTGTTTGAAAGGAAACAAACATGACTTTAATTCTAAGCGGCACTGACGGCCTTTCTGATGTGGACGGCACAGCAGCCGCCCCTGCTATTCGCGGCACTGATGCCAACACCGGCATCTTTTTTGGTACAGACATCATCGGGTTTAGTGAAGGCGGTGTTGAGTCTGCGCGGTTCAACGCAGATGCCCAATTTGTTGCCGCCTCTGGTACAGCCGCGTTGCCCGTCATTACGACTACCGGCGATGTCAACACAGGCATCTTCTTCCCTGCCGCTGACACAGTGGCTGTCAGCACTGGCGGCACAGAACGCGCCCGTATCGAATCAACGGGAAATTTCCTTGTCAAGCGACAAATTACTTCATTTACCACAAACGGGTTTGGAGTTTTTCGTTCGGGAAGCAGTCTTGATGTTGCAGATGGTTCCACCATTACCTTATCTAGTGGGTCTGCTGCTCAATTGATTTGTGTTACATGTGGGACTTCTGGAAATGGGGGCACATTTTTTGCCAATTACAATGTAACAGTTTCACAAATTGGCGGGTCTGCTACTCAAATATCAACTACTGATGCAGGTGTTGTTGATATTGCTGTGTATAAATCTATAAATAACAACACAGTTACATTTAAGAATCGCTCTGGATTTACAAAAAATTACACAATCTCTATTTTTTGTGCCGACAATGGTGACACAGTTTAATTAAAGGAAAAATCATGCAAGTTGAAATCAAAAACTTTGAAAACGAAACTGACAATAAGTTTGTCGGCTTTAATATTCGCAACGATGCAAACGCTTTGTTTATTATTGACAAACGAGTTCCATTGGTAAATGGAAAAACTGATGAGCAATATGTCCAAGATGCGCTTGCTCTTGCAAAACCAGAGATTGACGAATGGTTGGCATCACAGTCTTTTGTTGGTCGCAAGTGGAATATTGCAACCAACTCTTTTGAATGACTAAAACAGCAGCCATGACAACCCGCATCACCGCACTTGAAGGAGCAGCAGCATGAGCAGCATTGCAGTAACGGCCTCGGCAACCGGCACGGGCACAGTCACCCTGTTAGCACCCATCACAAACACAAACAGGACGCTGACGCTGCCTGATGCTACTGACACAGTGGCGGGTATTGCCGCGACTCAGACGCTGACTAACAAAACTATAAATGCAAGCCAATTAGTTGATGCGTCTGTAACACAAGCAAAACTTGGAACAAACGTGGCTGGCAACGGCCCTGCATTTAGGGCAACCCGTTCAACAGCGCAGACCCCATCAAGTAGCACTTGGACAAAAGTTACGTTTGATACAGAAACATTTGACACAAATAGCAATTTTGCTTCCAGTAGATTTACGCCAACTGTTGCTGGGTATTATCAGTTTAATTGGTCGGGTGGTGTTACGGGGTCTGCAAGTGAAGCATATGTGGCACTCTATAAAAATGGAAGTAATGAAATTTATAATTTTATGATTGGTGTCTTAACACAAAATGGGTATTTTGCAAATGATTTGCAATATGCTAATGGCACGACTGACTATTTTGAAGTATATATTTATATTACTGATGATGCCCCGTCTTGTAGTGTTTTAAATATGTCTGGTTTTCTTGCAAGGGGCGCATAACATGACACTCTACGACAAAATCAAAGCACTGTATCCTACGCTGACTCAGCAGGACTTCCTGACCACCATCCGCTTGCAGAACGACTCTGACGGCAAGGGTGACTACATTGCCGCTTGGGATCACCCGACCCTGGCACGACCCACTGAGGAGCAACTGAATGGCTAACGGAACAATTGCAGCAAGCCAGCTTGAGATGCTGTCCCTAAGCGGGACGGGCATCATCACCATCACGCCACCGGCTACCAACACGAACAGGGCGATCACTCTGCCTGACGCAGCGGGTGCGCTTGTTGTGTCTGGCACAACCCCGAGCTTGAACGGCATCACCTTCCCCGCTACGCAATCGGCAAGCGCTGACGCAAACACGCTGGATGATTATGAGGAGGGGACTTTTACGCCAATCATTGTTGGCGGCACTACTGCTGGTACAGCAACATATACCTCGCAAACTGGTCAGTACACAAAAATTGGAAATAGAGTTTTAATTAGCATTCGAATAGGTTATAACAGCGGAACTGGAACAGGGACTTTAAATATAGGTGGATTACCCTTTACAACAGATAGCGCAGGCGCATCTTTAAGTAACTATTCTGATGGTATTTCAATGACAGCAGGCCATGTAATGCAACTTATAACAGGAACTAGTAACACACTAATAAATGTTAATTCAGTCGCAACTGGCGGCGGTTCTGATGCAAATGTTGCTTATGATGCACAAGGATTTATGGCAGTAAATGGTAATTACAAAATTGCTTAATTATCTACATTGGATTATGCAGTCGGACATTTAAAGGAAATCAAATGGCACTCACCGAAACCAAAGTTATCGACCAAATCACCGTCACCGAGAACGGCATTGTGCTGTACCGCGAGGCTACACGCATCCTAAAAGACGGCGACCAGATTGCTCAGACCTTTCACCGCACCAGCCTGACACCGGGCCAAGACCTCACTGGTCAACCTGCCAATGTCGTGGCAATCTGCAATGCGGCTTGGACTGCTGAAGTGGTTGCGGCGTATCAGGCTCAAGTCGCAGCAGCTTAGCAAGAAACGGACTGTGTAAATTGTGGACGCGCTGCCGCCATTACCGCCAGCAGCACAAGCACCTGCTCCAACCTTTGAGTGCGTAAGGTGGTCGTGGTCCTCGGACCGCAAAGAAGTTTGGTGTCTCCAGTGGCGAGAAAAAGGCAAACCTGAACCTAAGAAGGTAGCGGAAAGTGATTGATCCGATTACAGCCCTTGCAGGCATACAGGCAGCAGTTGCGCTCATCAAGAAGGTCAGCAAAACCGTTGACGATGTGTCGTCTCTTGGGCCTGTCCTTGGCAAGTACTTTGACGCAAAGTCCACCGCCACCAAGGCGGTTGTTCAGGCCAAGAAGTCCAAGTCATCAATGGGCACGGCCATCCAGATCGAGATGGCGCTCGACCAAGCTAGACGGTTTGAAGATGAGTTGCAACTCCTGTTCATGCAGGCGGGGAAAATAGACGTCTGGAACCGCATAAAGTCCAGAGCAGCGGCGATGGATGTGGAGTCTGCCCATGATGCGCGGCGGGAGCGTGAGTCTGCGGTCAAGCGCAAGCAAGAGATGGATGAGGTTGTTGAGTTGGCCTTGCTGGCAGTTATCTTTTTTAGCTTAGTCGGGGTGATCTTATATTTCACTATTGGCATCCTTGAGCAGCAAAGATGAGTGACGAGCGTTTAAACCTAGTTGACAAAGTGCTGGCGTATGTCAGCAGCCCGTTCCGTCTCTTTGCAATGGTGCTGATGGCCGTGCTCACGTTTGCTGGCTACTTTGTATATACAAACCAAGAGTTGTTGATAGGGGCGTACAAAGAGTCCAGAAAGATTCCCAGCATTGCCGAAGACCGCGTAGAAGACGCAGCAGCCCATCTGTTTAAACAGTCTGGCGCACAGATCGTGGCGGTGTTCAAGGTCAACTCAATGTTTGGCACACGCATCCTGCACCGGGCCTACGCCAAGGACGGCAGGGACAAGACAAACGACGGGCTGGACGTGGGGCTGTTTACACAGAACGCAGGCAACAATTCGGATGTGGTCAAGCTCATGGCTAACGAGATTCCGTGCAGCGAGTACAAGTCAGCGCAGTCGGAAATGGGTTTGTGGTACATCGCCAAGGGCGTTACCTATACGTGCCGTATCAGTGTGCCACCGGAACCGGGCAGATTTGTTGGGCAAATCACCGTTGGCTGGGCTACCCAGCCTGAAGACATGGACAGCACCCGCGCCATGCTTCAAATTGCAGCAACCATGCTTTCAAGGAGTAAACAGTAATGGATTGGCTTAAACAAATCGCGCCCACAATTGCCACGGCAATGGGCGGTCCACTGGCGGG